GTAGCAGGGATAGTTTCATAAACATTGTAATAAGTAGTAGTAAGCATTGATGTAACCTCTAATAATTGATTGATTGAGTTGTAGAGACTACAGGGCTTTTCTAACCCTGTCAACTATTTAATAAACATTTATTCTTTTTTCTTGTTTTTTAATCTGTTCCTTTAGCTGTTTTTGGAACTCTATGACCTCATCCCTGTCGTATTTCTTAGGTGGCAAAAAGGTCAGCTTCTTCATTGCCTTTAGCCTTCTCTCGCCATACATTTCAATCATGTAGTCACGATAGGCATCATGCACCTGCGGATCACCCATCAGCATATTGCACCGCTTACACTGAATGTGGATATTTTCCTCAAAGCATTTAATCCTTGTATGCCTTCTGCTGAAATAATGCCCGCCATCCATAGCCTTCCAATGATCTATTTTGCCACAACTAACGCATTGTGCGTATCCGCAATCGTCAGCCGCTTTCATCCTTACTAACTTTTGCAGTAAGGTTGCCGCCAGTTCGACCTCTTGGGCTATTGTGCGCTTCTTTCTTTTAGCCATTTAGTCGCTACCCTGCACAAGAATAATGGGCTGTTTACCAACTTCAAAATCGCAGTAAGTACAAACACCATAAGCCACACCATCATCACCAGACCACAAATCAAGACCGCCACCACAAGATTGGCAAAACTCTTTAGTAATTCTAACGCCATCACCGCCACCTTTTTCATTTGGAAATCTAAGTATTTTGCTCATTTAACAGCATCGACATTAATTTTAACTCTTGAATCTTCACCATATTGCTTGTGATAGACAATAGCTGTCATCGAACGCTCTGCACCATAGCCAGAATCGCTGTGCCATTGGTCAGTAGCAGTAAGGCTACCCCAGTGACTAAACTGCATAGAACCAACTTCTCGGCTCATGTGGTGGTGTATATGCCCCAAATGGCAGTAGCGGTTCTTACACTGCGACCATTCATTATCAAGGTTAGTTATCACCGCCTGTAGAATCTGCTCATGTTTAATTCTATCGCCATGATGGTAGACAAAAAGATTGTTTTCCCATTCCCAGTGCAAGAATTTTGAGTAGTTTTTAAGCACATCTACTCTTGGTTCTTTGTCGTATAGTAGTTCTAAGCAACTTGATAGGTGACAAGCCATATCTGAATCGTGGTTGCCACGCACATTTATCACTACAACTTCTTTGTGCGTTTCTAGCATCTTATCTATAAGCAACTGAAATAGCCGCCCTGCTAGTTTAAACGTCTTACCGATTCGTGTATCAACATCTACTGGCGTTCCTGCTGTAGTAGTATTGGCACTGCTATCAGCATGAAAAAAATCCCCGACATTAACCAAAACTCCAGTGTGTGCGTTACCAACTCTCTTTGCTAGTCGATCAACAGCATTGCCTAGAATCTTTGTTGCTATTTTTACATCCCAATCATCGTCATCTAGCTTTGTTTCTGAGTCAGCAAGCATACCAAAATGGTGATCGCCTATCAGATACATAGCGCAGTAGTCACTGTCTACCTCTTTAGGGGGGTTTTGTGGCTTTTTAAGCCCTGTTATGTCATCAACCAACCCATCCAGTAAGGCTTCAATCTTTGCTCGCATATCGCGTTTAAGTGGTTCTTGGATAACCCATTGCAAGGCAACTGAACCATCGTCTTTATATGCGGTGGAAATGCGTTTGGCTTCAAAGCCTTCTGCGGTTTGTCTGGTCAAATCTCGGTGGGGTGCAACTCCGACTGATGCGGCTTTTGCTTCTACTAATTTTATTCCGCGATCAACTGCCCTGCGGCTAACGCCTAATTTCTTTGCGGCTTTTGTGTGTGATCCACATTCTATTGTGGCTTCTAGGTATTCTCTTTGTCTATCAGTTATTGGTATGTCTAAATTCAGTAGCGTTCTTGGGTCTATACTTGACATCCTCAACTCTCCTGTTGTTTTAGTATCTCAGCGTATTCACTTTCTTTTGGAATTGATAGCCTAATTCCCCTTTCAACAGCCCAATGATACACCTGATCCAAATAATGCGCCATGTCAGCACTGTTTAGGTCGCTAGTGTGCTGTATCTTCTCAAAGGTATGTTTGCCTATGTTAATATCAGTCGAGCCTAGAAAGCGTTTTTTAAGCCATAACTTCCATGCTTCATCTGGCTTTTCATAGTCAACCTTGTGGCCTTTCTTCTCCATACCTTTTGCGATCTCTCGATACCAAATATGTGACATCGCATTTTGACCTAGTGATCTTGGGTTTCTGTACTGCTCTAGCTTTATGCAAAGTGGCTTTTCAAAATCCCATGCTTCAATGTTTTTTATAAGAAAAGGCAGTTTTTTTTCTATCTCCTGCCTTGTCTTAATTCTTACAAATGCACCCTGACTCATAAACGCCTGCTTAACCATTTTTGTGAAACTACTTCAAGATAATGATCAAACCTGCTGTTGTCTTGCACTGGTTCGTTGCGCCATTGTTTTGGTATCTTGTGTGCGTTTAGCGGTTCTAAATCCTTATCAGTCACTAGGTGTTTATTGTGTAGCCTTGAAACCATACACCTATAACCTACGTTTGCTTCTTCAGCAAACTGCTTGTATGTGTACTTTTCACCACGAACAAGATTAGCCGCTTTAGTTCCTTCATATCGCAAGTATTTTATATTCCCCATTTAGTACCTCTTAGTTGATTGTTCTGCTGTCTTTAATTGCTTCTATTACAATGCTTTCAATTTCTGTATTCAGCCACGTTTGGGCGAACTCATGCGCTTCATTTATGTCGTCAAAATAATGCCCAATGTTGTCCACCCATACGCACCATCTAAGCATCGCGTCTTTGCTCACCATCAAAATAAAAACCTTTAGTTCTCAAATAAAACTCTTTAGCTTGTTGCTTCATTGACTCGTTTTGTATCCATCCGACATCAGCTAACTTATCTTCTATGCTTATTGATTTACTGCTGTTTGCATTAGACTTGACCTGTGGCGAACCGCCACGATCTTGTGCGCGTGTTAGCCAAGAGTTGATAAACCGCTTAATACCTTTACTGGTTTTGCGTCTAGTAGGGTTGGCATCTAGCCATGACTCCATAGCGTTAAGTTCTTGGTAAACATTGATTGCAGGATATGTCTTTTCCCACTGGATAATGTCTGCTTGTTCTGGCTCGTAGGTGTCTCCGTTGTTAAGCAACATTGTCAGCACCTAAACTGTATTCAACAATGTGGCACTTTTCGTTCCATCTGTTTTCAACAGTGATTCTTTTTTTGCTTATGTTTAAACCATCTTTAAGCATCTCAGATATTCTTGCAGACAGCCTGTAAATGCCAAGTTCTAACATAGCCTCTCTAGCTGTGATGTATTTGTTTTCAAGTAAATAGTTATAAATACGTTCATGTTGTGTCATGTTAATCTCCTATTTTTGGATAATTTTGCACTTTATAATTAAGTGCTTTTAAGTAATTTTTCTTTTGTGTTTTATTACCTATAAATGTTACATATCTGTGTTTTGCGCTTCTGTATGCTCTTTTAGACTTGTCGCCAGAATGATGCCTACTATGCTTGCCGTCTGCTGACGCTATATCTGTTCTTGGCTTTGTAGTTCCAGTGAATAAAAAATTAGTAGCTTGGTATATGTATCCAGTATGATCTTGCGCTGAATCTGCATAACTTACAATAATTTTAGGTTTCGGCAACATTTTTAAAGACTTTCCTATTAAATAACTAGCCTCGTTTTTATTGTTATTAACCAATACCAACCTGTTTAATTCAATTACTTCGCTTTTGTATTCTAATCCGCAAATACCTTTACACAAAGTTGGTGAAGCTGGTGAGCCATAAGAAACAAGCCCAACCATTTTATCCTTGTCAAATAATCCATAAGCATAAGATATTGACGGCATTCTTTTTGCGTAATGAATATTTAATATTAAGTATTTAGTTTCTGCATAATTAATCTGTTTTACCATTAAACCCTGCATCTATATCTCCTATGGCTCGGACTAGCCTCGCCTGTTATGTTATAAAATATATATTCAAATATATATTCAAAGGCACATTTAACCCTTTAACTTCGCAAAGCTAAATTTTTAGATCAAAGGGCTTGCGCTACTCTGCGGTTATTTCGTTATCGTATCGAATATCTAATCTATCCATTAGCAAAAACCGATCTGCTTTTGGGGCTATGTCAAGAGGGTCAACTTCGCTCTGATGTTTTATTTAAGGGATTCATCAGCCTCTAGCCCGATAACTAGTGACCTATACAAGAAAGGATTGTTTCTTAAAAGACGGCATAGTACGTTAAAATACTATGATATACTCACCTTACTTGTTGGTCGTGCTACAAGTGTCGCCAATTACTTGGCATTTGTAAAGCCCCCTGCAAAGGGGGTTTTCTTTTACAAGCTACAAAACTCATCTAATTTGTATTCTAAGGCATTACAAACTTTTATGGCTGTATCTAGTCGGCAACTCTTTTTGTTGCGCCAAATGGCAACCTGCTGTCTGTGAACCCCTAACATCCTTGCAAGTTCGGAACTACTAACCTTTTTGTCCGACTGTGCGCTTTTTAAACACTCTCCAAAATGTATCATTCTATTCCTCGCTGTGGTAAATTAATCGTGATCGGGCTTCCCCTCTCGATCTTAAATACTCCTATGGTTTACCCACCCCTTCGGGGGTGGGGTTTTTAACTAAAAAGGAATATCATCATCTATTAAGGATTGCTGTTCTTCCCTAACATTAATTGGCTTTTGGTTTGGTGCAGGAACTTCATTATCAGACCAGACTATTGTGCAGTTTCCAAGTATAGGTGTCTGCACTCCTGCTTCGCGTTCTTCTTTGCTAGTCTGTTGACTAATAAAACCATGATCGCCAAATTCACTGTTTTTATCAGTGTCTAAATAGGTTGTCAGGTCAATGTATGCCGCCTTACTACCATCTTTTTTTGTCACCTGCTTCATGCGTGACTTGTCAATTTTCAAACAGTCGATACTTACGTTCACTCTTACTTTCATTTTTACTACTCCTATTGGGCTTCTCTAAATTCAGTTGTTTTCATTGTCGCTCTTTCTTGGGTTGTAAACACCCCACCCTTACTAGGGGCTTTCCACAAGATTTGTTTCTCAACGCTTGTAAGTTCTGACCATGCTTCATTTGCAGTCGAAAGATCACCTGCCGCAATGCCATTCTTAATTGCATTAACTGATGGCATAAGATCAAGAACCATATCTTGATATTCATCTTTTTTGACTTTCTCAGATCGTAGCATTGACGATTCTGCATCATCATCAGCAGTCGGTATACCTGCAATAGACTGTAGCGCGTATCTCCGAGCATAAGTTATCGCTGAACCTGCCGCTTGCGGGTCTTGCTTTACGATAGGCAGTACAAACTCTGACTCTACCCATTGACCTGAAACGTGCATAAGTCGAGTCGATACACCAACACCACTTTCACTGTGTACAGGGAACTGTGTATAGCTTAATCCGTTGTCGCTGAAAGGTTGCTTTATAGCCTTGATGACTGACGTTAGATCAGCATAGCTTGACTTGAAGAATGGGTTGGCACTGTCTTTGACAGCACCCCCCATCTGTGACTGTGCCTTGCATAATGCTTCTGCTAGGTCTTTTATTGTGTCGCTTGATTTCATTCGCTTGCTCCCATGATGTCTAAAAATTGTTTTTCTGAATACCAACTGGCGCAGGCTTGTCGTGCATACTCAGTACCATAGCCGTTGTAGTATTCGCTAGTTTCGCAATCTCTTGCCTGATGGCCATGAACGCAGTCAAACTCTCCGCGCTCATAGTCAGTTAGATTATTAAATTTCTTAGTCATTATTCCCCCTTAGTTAAGTGAGCGCAGGTGTTCCATGTCAGTGACATGATTAGGTGCGCCAGTGCTTTGTTATCGTCATTGGAAAAACCTTCAACATACTCTTGCAGTTCTTGAATGGTTTCGTAAGTGTGAAACAAGCCGACAGGCTGTAGGCGATAGCCTTCTTCTTTTAGTTTCTCTGTGTTCATGTTGCCCCCTATAGATCGCGCACTGCGCGTGTTGATACAGGAAACTTTTTAACTGTTCCTGTGGTGATTAGAAAAATGTGTTGGTACTTGCGACCAGTCTTAACTAGCCAACCGCTATACCAACCACCAAGCCAAACACTGACAGGCTTGTAGCCGCGATTTTTAACCTTTCGCAAGGTTGGGTTTTTAATTGCATACTTACTCATGCTTCTGTCCTCTAATTGATGCCTTCTTTCGGGGGCGATTGATTTATCTTTTTGCAAGTTCTTCTTGGCACTCTGCAATCTCTTGCTCTAGATGTTTTAGCATAGTTATGCTGTGAAGAATGTAAGTTGAATAATAATCTAGCTTGAGAGCAGAGTAACCTCTAGGCTTTTTTAGCCTTTTTAAATAGCCCCTACATCGGCTTTTGGTTTCACGAATTTCATCTTGACAATTCTTGATGGCGTTAAGAAGCGTCTCATCAGGGTAGATACTGTAGTCAAATTCGTCATTAGTCATGTGTATTCCTCATAAAATTGATTGATTAGAGACTACAGGTTAATCGTTTACTAGACAGATGTCAACACTTTGGTTTTCAGTAGGCGAAAAAAAACCCCTTCATGCGCTAACAATTAGGGGTTAGAGTTACACTATGAAATTAATAAGACCAGATAGCAGGGGGTTTTCCGTCCTCTTGTGTGCAAGAATCTAAATGTATAAATCTGCTTAGACCTCTTTGCGATACACCGATTCGCGTGATGCCATGCTTCTGCGCTACGGCAATCAGTTTTAAAGCCTTTTCACCTCGACATAATACATCGACAGCCTTGCCTAGTTGATGGCTTCCTACACCAGTTTTGCTTGCTTCAGCAGGATGTGTTGCATCCCTGTAAGCACTGCTAATTGGAAAAGGAAAATCACATTCTTTTCTAATTTCTGTAAGCACCTCTAAAAAATCAGCGTCAAAACCATCTTTGCCAGTGTGCTTGCACCGCAGTTCTCTTGCGCTAAAAAACTCATTCTCTACAACCTTTTTTACTGCCTTTGCTTTTGGCTT